AGATGGGGCTGGTTATCTCCACCAAGACCGCCCTCGAAGCCGCCTACTTCAATGATCAACTTGATATTTTGATGAAATCGGCACAGGGGGCGGGCAGGGGGATAGCACTTGGGCTTATCCCGTGGCTAAACGAAACCCTTGCCGTCATGAAGCTGGCAAAAGAAGAATCCGGCACTCTCATGGCGGCGTGGGTGGGGTTAGGGGCCGTGGGAGATGCCATTTTCGGTAGTTCGACAACACAGAAAATAAAACAAACGAAAAAGCAACTGGAGCTTTTGCGTACTGAAGGCATTCCGGGGCTTGGTGATTTGGGCGGGATCGCAAGTCAGGAAATCGCAAAACTTGAAAAAGAACTCGCCTCCCTGGAAGCCCAGAAAGAAGCAGAAGACAAAGCCGAAGAACAGCGGATGCAGAACTCTCTCAAACGCTACCAGCAGGAAGCAGATGCCCGGCGCCGGAACACTGAGGCAATGATTAGGGCGCAACAGGAACGGCAGGCGGCATCTGAGGCGGCGGCGCTTGAGAAAGAAAAAGAAAAACAACATGAACTGAGGGTGAACGCATACATAGAGGACGAGGCGCGAAAATGGGCGGCACTTGAAGAATACGAACAGGAATATGCAGAAAAACAGGCTGATTTCTCCGACACCCACAAGCGCGCCACCCTCTCCACGACGGAATACGAGCTGGTGAAACTGGACGAGCAATATCAGGCCTATGCCGCCTACATTGATGACAAAACACAGCTTGACGAATGGTATCAGGCACGCAAGACCGCGATACTGGAGGACAGCGTTGATAAAGAGAAGGGTCTCATCGACGAACTAAAACAATCAATCGAGGGGTGGGGGCGTGATAGTACCAATGCGATAGTTGAATTTGCGCGGACGGGTGAAATGTCCTTTTCTGACATGATTGATTCTATGATTGACGATTTGATGCGGATGTTTATTCAACAGCAAATTATGGGGCCGATGTTTAAGTCAATAGGCGGATTTGACTTTGGGTCTCTGTGGCCCTTCGCCAAAGGCAACGCATTCCAAAATGGCAATGTGATCCCGTTTGCCAAGGGCGGAATCGTCACCAGACCAACAGTCTTCCCTATGGCGCAAGGTGCGGGGCTGATGGGTGAGGCCGGAGCAGAGGCAATCATGCCCTTAACCCGTATCGGCGGGGACTTGGGAGTGAAGTCAACCGGCGGCGGGGCAGTCGTGAACATCTATAACAATGTGGGAGCCGATGTCTCAACCTCAGAGCGTACCACAGCGGACGGCCAGAAGGCTATCGATGTCTATATTGATCAGGCCGTGGCCAAGAAGCTCGGCACATTCGGGAGTCAGTCCAACAAGGCGATGCGTCAGAGCTTCGGGGCGCGTCAACAGTTGACAGGGAGATAAGCAATGAGTGTGCCAGCTTGGGACAGTGATTTACCTCAAGAGCTATTTGTCAACGGCTACAGTCAGTCACCGCCGAATGTGACTATCAAGTCTGAGATGGACGCTGGCCCTGCGAAAGTACGGCGAAGGTTCACGGCGGGCGTGGAGCCTGTTTCCGGCACGATGATAATGGATGCCACGGAACTGGCGGCATTGGATACGTTCTACAATACGACATTGCTTGGCGGTTCCCTCCGGTTCTCGTGGACGAAACCTCCTGCCCATACAGTGTCCTGTGAGATGCGCTTTACCGAGCCTCCGACATGGACGGCGGTGGAGCCGGGGACGTATGAAGTGAGCATGTCATTCGAGGTGCTTCCATGACCACTGTTTCCTTGAATTTTAAGGAGGCCGCGTTTTCCCAGGAAACCGGGCGCGTTCCCATCGCCTTGATAACGTTGTCTCATGATGATCTTGATGACGATATCAGGATCAGCACCGATCCGACGCAGGAATTGACCGAACTGACTACTGACACGGAGAAAGTATATGGCACCGTATCAAACGGTGACAACTACGTCTTCCTTCCCGTCCGAATTAAGCTCCCTGATGATACGGACGAGGGACCAGGAGAGATGCAGCTTGAGATCGACAACATTCATCGGGCTTACACTGAGACGATCCGAAGCGTCTACACGCCGGTGACGTGTCGTGTGGATATTGTCATGGACAACGCCCTTGATACGATTGACGCAAGCTGGCCGGAATTTCAGCTAGTGAATATCAGCTATAACGCAACGACGATCACCGGGACACTTCGGCTTGAGACGTTAGAGTCTGAGCCGTTTCCGGCGGGTGCTTTTGTCCCGTCATACTTTCCAGGGCTGTTTTAGTTGATACGTAGGTATCACTTGAGATGAGATCGTTCAATACAGGGCAAATATGAGCGTCGATAAATGGATGATATAATTGACTATATTGGAATACCATTTACGAAGGACGGAAACGACCGAAACGGCTGTGACTGCTGGCGATTAGTCGTCATGGTATACCGGGAGCGACTGGGGATTGAATTACCCGACTTCGCCGGGGCCTATGTTGACGGCTCGCTGGCCTCGCTGAAGAAGGTGTCGAGGATGATCCGGGACGGCAAGCAAGCATGGGAACGCGTTGACAAGCCGCAACCGTATGATGTGATTCTGCTCCGCACTGGCGATATGGTTTATCACGTTGGCCTGGTTATCGACAGGAAGCGGATGCTCCATGTCATGGAAGGCATTAACTCTACAATTGAGGAATATACTGGAATCCAATGGAAGCAAAAGGTTGAGGGGTTCTATCGCTATGCAGGATAGCCGTGAAATCATAGTCAGCCCGATGGCATTCCACGCACCGAAAGTCGTGAATGTCGCTCACGGCTCGACGATCCGGGACATTGTGCATCAGCTATATCCGGACACCTACGTCATTGTTGAGATTGACGGCGTCCCGATCCCCCGCGATCAGTGGCACATGACCCCTCCCGTAGACTCTCATGTCCTGATCTCCGTTCCTCTGCATGGCGGAGGCGGAGGTAAGAATCCCCTGCGAACCCTCCTGACGATAGCTGTTATCGTGGCGGCAGTAGGACTCCCCCAGACATTACCAGTAATGACGGGCATTACATCAATGGCTGGAGGGACAATTTCTGCCACTGGTATGGCTGTTGCACAAGGGTTTGTGTCGGCTGGTATTATGACAGCGGGCATGATGCTCACTAATGCCATTGCCCCGATTCGATTCGGCAGCACGGGACCGACGACCCGCCAGACCTATAAAGACTCTCCCACCTATTCCATTGGTGCAAATCAGAATCAGGAGAACAAATGGGGTTCTGTGCCCGTCATGTTGGGGAGACATAAAGTGTACCCGCCGCTTGGGGCTTCCTCATACACAGAGCTGGTCGGCTCTGATGAGTACCTTCGGATGTTGCTCGTGTGGGGGTATGGGCCGCTAAAAATAGAAGATTTAAAAATAGGCGATACTGCGTTGACATCATTCGACAACGTTGACATTGAAACGCGAGAGGGATGGTCAACTGATACGCCATTGACGCTCTTTCCCTCGTCCGTGTCTCAGACGGCTATTGGTGCGAAGCTGACAGAAGCAGGGGGGCGGGTTGTCAGGACGGCAGAGGCGAATGTTGATGAATTGTCTGTAGATGTTGCTTTTCCTCGAGGGCTTGTCCAGTTTGACAATGCCGGAAATCGAACGAGTAGAACGGTTACTTTGGCTATACAATATAGAGAGGTTGGTTCGGGAACATGGTCCTCAGTGCCTACTACTCGGGCGTTGAGTGTTAGTGGGACGAGCCTGGGGCCTATATCCCTGGAAGAGGGGACGTACAGTGTTTATGTTTCGAATCCGGGAGCAAAAATTTATATAGAGTCAGGAACAGACTCGATCACAGGCAGCTATCGCATTGGTGAATATACTGTTCCTGCGGTTGGGGCAATAACAGTCACCGATCTATCTCCGGCAGATTGTACGGGCTTGGTATGCTCTCTGGAAATACGATTCAAATGGGAAGGCTCTGATTTTTATATTGCTGTTACGGGTGGAACCGCCGGGACTGTGACGACTCAAACTGCCGAATTTATAGACAAAACTACGTCAGTAGTCAGGCGTGGTTTTAACTGGAAAGTGGACAATACAAAACAATATGAAATTGGAATCACACGGATAACCGCAGATACTGATGATGATAAGATTGTTGATGAGGTATATTGGACAGCTCTCAGGAGCATCAAAACGACTTATCCTATATCATTCCCGCATAATCTGGCAGTGACGGCTCTCCGCATTAAGGCGACCGACCAGTTGAGCGGACAGTTGAGCAATATCAATGGTGTTATCTCATCATATTGTCCGGTCTGGGATGATGTAGCCGAAGAGTGGGGATCGGCAGAAGCGGACTATAAAATCACTAACAATCCCGCCGCGCTGATTCGCTGGGTATTAACGTGTAACGCTAATGCTCGTGCCCGGACTGCTACACAGATTGACGATGATACCCTTGGTGAATTTTATGAGTTCTGTGAGACCAATGGGTACGCCTTTAATATGTACCGAGACTACACGGCGTCAGTGTTCGAAACCTGCCAAGATATTGCAGCGACAGCGCGGGCGGCTGTCACCGTCAAAGATGGTCTATGGTCGGTCGTCGCCGATACTGGCACGCAAACCCTTGTCCAGCACATCACGCCCCGGAACTCGTGGGGGTTCTCTGCCGAAAAGCGGCTTTACAATCGCCCGCACGCGTTCAGGATTCGCTTCAAAAACGAGGAAAACGACTACAACGACGACGAACGTATTGTCTATGATGACGGGTATAATTCGAGCAACGCCACGCTCTTTGAATCAATCGAATTTCCCGGTATAACTGATCCCGACCTGATCTGGAAATTCGGGCGATTCCATATTGCACAGGCCCGGCTCCGGCCGGAAATGTACTCGCTCTACCAGGACTTCGAGCATCTTGTTTGCCGTCGCGGCGACAAGGTGCGCGTGTCCCATGATATACCTCTGTGGGGATCCGGTTGGGGACGGGTGAAATCTCTCGTCACCGACGGCGGGAATATCACCCACGTTGTGCTCGATGAGCTGGTGACGATGGAAGCCGGGAAGTCATACGCCTGTCGTTTTCGGCTGGCGAATGGGGACACGCTTGTTCTGTCGGTGGAAACAGTAGTCGGCACCACGGAACCGCCCACCATCACCCAGACCACCGACACCGACGCGGAATGGGATGCCGGGACGCACGACGGGACGATCGCCGATAGCGACGCGCTGGAGTTGCAGCTTACATCAATCCTGCAAACACACGACGATAAAAACATACAGACCTATGATGGCAAACAGCTAATAGCGAGGTGTTAGGATGAGCGATACAACGACATTGCATGACTTGCCTGTAGCCACTCACGCCGACGACGATGATTATATCTGGATTGGCCAGGGCGGTGTTGACGGGCGCATTACGAAGGGCAACTTTGTTGCCGACCTGGTGGCAGGAGAAAATAATGTCATAGGCACTCCCGGCACAATGGGGTTTGGTGTCGGCATTTGCCCCCCCGCCTATCTTCCCGACGGGATGCAACCAATGCCCGGATGTTACATTGTTGGCTACAAAAATTATGGCAACTATCAGTTCCGGGACGGCTCGATCTGCGTTTATGTCCCGAAGTTCTTTTATCGCATTGCTCACGCTGATAATCCAATGTATGGCGACTATGATGTGAATTCAATCGACATTAAGGGTACTGAGACGTATGCCGACGAGACCGCCGCCAACGCTGCCGGGTATGCCCTGCCAACCATTTTCATAAACGGCGGGACCGAGCGGGACGGTATTTTTATTGACAAGTATATGTGCTCGAAACAGGCGTGGGGAACGGGCTATATCGCGTCGTCGCTGCCGTTCGGCAATCCTATTTCGACTCATGCTGGCCACAATCAGGCGGCTGACTGTACCGGTGGCGCAAACTATTATTACACAGCCATCGACTTGCCGAAGCGTCGGGACGGCGAGAATGGCGAGGAAGGCGACGGGATATTCTTCTGCAATCCACGTGAGGGCACGGCGATGCTGGCCCTTTTGTCCCTGGCTCATGGGCAGGCATCGTCCAGCACTACGTATTGTGCCTGGTATGACGCGACGTACAATTATCCGAAGGGGTTGAATAATGATCAGGCTCCCGTTGGCAACATCATCAGCAACGCTGATTGCGACGACAATGATCTGACCTATGTATCAGACGGATATGACAATTGCGGTCAAACCGGCTCCGGCACTCCTTTCGCCAAGACGACTCACAACGGGCAAGCCTGTGGCGTCGCCGATGTCAACGGCCTGATGTGGGAGGTATCGCCGGGTGTGACGAGTATCGTATCCGCCAAGACCATCGAGGGAATGAGCAAGGCCAACCCCTGCGTTGTGACGATTACGGATCACGGCCTTACAACCGGCGACTGGGTGATGTGTACGTCAGACCTCAATGACAGTTGGAACACAATTAAAAATAAGGTGTGGCAAATAACCAAAATAACTGACGACACATTTTCTATTAACCTCAACAGCACCGGATTTGAGGACTACACCAGCACCAATGACTTTCAGTGCGGTATCTTCTACCGGCGAAAACTCACGACATCCTTCGAAGATTTTACCAGCGGTGCGTCCGATGCAACTGACCACTGGGGCGCAACCGGGATAGCTGCAATGATGGAGCGGTTTGTGCCCGCCTTTGTCGATGGCGGCGCCTTTGCACAAAAATATGGATCGGGCGCCAACCAGGTGTTGGCAGAGGACCTTTCCGGTGATCCCTACCGGCTGACAAGCCTTGGATTCCCGCAGGATGGGGATGGCGCGGACACAACCGGAACAAACTTATTTGGCAAAGATTACTGGTATCAATACATCCGCGACGATCTGTGCTTGCTGTCGTCAGGGTCCTGGAGCAACGGCGCGAGCGCCGGGGTCTGGAACGTGAATTGGAGCAGCCGCCGGACGTATTCGAGCGTGGGTGTGGGCTTTCGCTCGGCCTGTTACCCTGTGACGCCGTAACGAGAGTGGAGGCAGTACCGTGGGAGCCAATAGTGAAGCGGAGCTGAGCAGGAAGTTTATGGAGTTCGCAAAGCTGATGAATATATA